ATATAGAAGATTAGATGTTCTGCTATATGTATAAACATAGCTTCCCGGTGATCCTGTTCTAGAAATATTAGGTACTTTTTTACCTTGTACATAAAAAGAAACTGAAGGTATACCGTAGTATTGAGGATCATCTCTGTCTAGGTGAAACACGCCAGTAGCATATGCACATTTTGTAAATTTGTTACTAGATGACAAGCCATTACTAGTAGCAAGAGTGTCGGCTGTACCTCCCTCTGTGTAAGTATGTATTCGTTGCCCAAATTGAAGCTCTCTAGCATTCCATGCTTGCTCATCAACTTCAATATCTTGAATCTTATTAATGCCGTCTTGACATATAGCGTATTGCACAGTTAAAAACTGATTACGCCTCTTTTTAGCCTTCGAAAAACTAATACTTGAAGCAAGACCGTTGTTTCCGCTTAATGCCCATTTTTCAGCACCTGAAGGGGTACTACTAGGTGCAGTATAGCTTGAAGAGGTTTTAGCTGCAGTTACAACGGCTCCTACTTTATTACGCCCATAAAGAATAGGCAGGGAGATAGGCTCCCCTTTAACAGTCGCTTTAAACCCTTTTCGAGCATCCGCTTCTGCTTCCATCTTCTTTTTCATTTTTTGTTGTTTAGTGAGTGTAAACACTGCTGTAACAACTGCTATTATTATTTGCCAAATCATTACTGTTTACCCCATTTTATTTCGACTGTTTTAGCCGCAGCATATACGAGATCCATAGAAGTATCTGTAGAATCGATATTTCTTTGAGTGTTGGAATCAGTTTGTCTATCATTAGTGCGATCTAGCGCCGCAAATGGAGATGCGCATTCAATAATGGCATCTTTGGTACCCTCTGCTGGATTAGTTTCAATAGTCATTCCGTCGATACGTCCTTTGTAGAGAGTATCTAAATCTGTTAGGTTCCCTTCAATACCTAACGATACGGTTACTAGTGTCCCAAGAGCGTTGTTATCGAATAAACCTTTATACGTGTCATCAAAGTCCACTAATTTAATCTTATATACTTCTCTATCTAAAACAGAAGTAAGGCGAGGGGGTTCTAATTCCGATAGACCCCCATTAGCCGAGTAAGTATTACCTCCAACCACAATATCATAAGGTAGGCTGGTTAATCGTACGGTACTAGTAGCGAACTCCATTTGCAGTATAAGGTACGGGTTAGTAACATCTGTCACTAGTGCCGATGTTATAGAACTTGGAGTATTTTTCATTACAATGCCTCTATTAGTTGAATTGTACCCATATCAGACAGTATTCCATCTGTGTAGGTAATACCTTGTACGTTTGATATATCCCTATATCCTTTAAAATTAATCGGATCTGAGTCTCTGTAGTATAATGAAACTGAAGAAGTTAAAGCACTACGAAGGCTTGGATATATGATTAAGCTTGCTTCACCAAAATTATCCGCTGTTGCAGTTTGTTTAACCATGTAGATTTTGTCGTGATTGCTAAACTTTATAAATCGTCCTTTTTCAATAGTACTTCCTGCGGCCATTCCTTCAATGACTATAGCGTCATCGTTTGCAGCCTCAACTCCTTTAACATTTATATTGTCAGTGCATGTGCCAGAACTAATAGTTTCACCCCGAACATTAAGTTGAGGCATAGTGAAAGTTATTGTGTCATGGAAAGTGGACACCGCAGTAGTGAAGGTCTCAGTCGGGTCTTGCATTACTACCGTAAATTCCATCTCCCATCTTTGCGCACCTTGTTTTATTTTACGGGTCTTTAAATTGATTGAGTCCGCAGAAAAAACAGGTTCGTTAGAAGTGAGACGGAATGGGGCAACAATTTCTTGACCTTGAAATGTGTAAGCTCCCATACCGTTTCTCCTTTATCTATTTTGTTCTCTATTATGTTGGTTTACACCAGTTGCTATCGTTGGCAGCATACCAAAGATTTCCTTCTTGGTCTGCCTTGAGATATCACCAGTAATGTTTATGTTTTGAACGGTTTGATTGCCTTGAGAAGGTCTAGAAGCAACATCGCTCATTACTGCCATTGAACTAGTAGAAAGGTCTACAGCACCACCATCTTTAAATCCGGGTAGTCTGCTGATGTCTTTTCCACTGTTAATAGCTTCAATTAAGCCACGATGTTTCTTAGTTGCTTTAGCGTTAATAACAAACTCTTTATCAGAAAGCCTAGCTAGGATACTGTCACTAGTAGTTGAACCTGCACCACTAACGTAACCACCTGTAGAGAAACCCAGAAGAGAGGTTGCCGCCGCCGCTGACATAGCCGCCGCGAGTGCAGTTGTCGCACCAGTTGCTACTGCCATAGCTGTTGCAAGAGCAGTAGATGCAGTTGCATTTAAAGTAGCAGTAGTAGTTTGAGCAGTAGTTGCAGTAGATAAACCAAAGAATTGTGCAATGTTCATAAGAGTCTGAGAAACCCAGCCGCCTAATCCACCAACACTTTCTTCTAGTTTAGCAGTAAACATTCCAAGACCTGTTGCCGCCTTTTCAGGATTACCACCTTCTGCACTTCCTTCTTCACCACTTCCTGATCCAAAACTATCGAATAAACTAGCTCCGCTACTTTTAAGTCCGTCCTTTTCTTTATTGTCAGGACCTTTAAGCGCATCAGCAAGACCACCCATAATACCGTCTTTACCAGAGAATGCTTCAAAGAATGAATCTAAGAAACCTTCAGCAAAACTAGCAATCCGATCCTGTAAACCTTGTTCTAGTTTACCTGTGATCAGAGCCGCCATTGATTCACCAAAGTCTCCTCTGCCAGTCATAGCATCTATGATAGACTTACCAAAGCCTTGACCTAAGTTTTCAGCAGTTTGTCTACCTAGCAACGCATCTTCTCTTGCTTTACGAGTTGCTTCTTCTAAATCATACAGCTTCTTATTGAAATCAGCAACAGCATCGATACGAGCTTGCTCGCCTTCTACAGTATCAGCAAAGTTTTGATCTGCCAGTGCCCTTCTTTCCTCGTTAAGCTTTTGAGCTTGAGCAATTATCTCTGCACTAAATGTCTTACCTAAGTTAGAGAAATCATCAGCGTTAAAGTTAATACCTAAGTCACGGAAAGGTGCTAGCGCTTTACCGAAGTTATCTAATTGAGCAAAGTCAATATCGATATTCAGTGCATCACCAAACTGCTCTTGTAATTCACTTTTGTCTTTTTCAAGCTGTGAAAGAACTGCAGGATTGCCTAAAGCTCCAGCAATCTTGTCGTTAACCGCTTTTAACTTTGCCGCATACTCAGTAATACGAGTTTGCAACTCAGGTCCAAGCTCAAAGAACTCATTAGCAGAAATAGCAATATCAGATCCAGCCAGATCTGAAGTTAGAGTATTAAACATAGACAAAAGGCTTCGTTCTGCACCTTCAACCAGAATATCCCCTTCTCTTTCGAGCTGAGTAAGTTCTGCTTGTGCCCTATCGAGACCTTCAAGGTTTCCGCCTTTTCTTCTTATATCAGCAATTTCCCTTTCCTTATCTACTATTTCTTGTTGCTTACTAGTAATCTTATCGAGTACTGAATCCGTAAGTTTTCCTACAAGATTAGCGTCAAGTCCCATAGCCGTAGCTAAATCGAAGGAAGAGAATTTCTCTAAGTTAACACCTACTTGATCTAACTGGTAATTAACTTCATCCAACATTTCTAATTGTTGTGAGATTAAGTCATTACGAGTATCAGTATCCGTAGTGTTAGCTTGGATCTCTTTTATGTTACCCATGATAACTTCTGCTTCTGACAAAAGCTCGTTATAAGCAGATTGTTCTGCCGCATTAAGCTTCTGCATATCCGCTATGCCCTTCATTTGAACAAGCTCTTTGCCGTAGAAGGTTATTATCTCTTTGAAGCTTTCTAATCGAGCATCAAAAGAACCTTGAATACCTGCTTCAAGCTTTCTAACCTTGACTTGCTTTTCTAAAGCTTTAGTTACTGATTCAACACGGTTTTTCTGTATAGCAATTAATGCGTTCGCTTTGTCTATCGCCGCAGTATCTTTGTAAAAGCCCCATAAGCTAAAGAACCCATCTTCTGCCTTAGCTAATTCACCTTCTAGTCTAGTAAGTTCCCTAGTTGTCGCTACGAATAATCCTTTTAAGTCGTCATCGCCAAACTCTTCAAGGTCTTTAGTAGAAATATCTAAGTCTATACGTAAGCTAGGGTTAATATTGTCTAGCAAAGTTTCTACTGCATTACGAGTGTCCCTTTCAAAAGGAGCAACACCTTTGTTAAAGATAAGGTTAAACGCACCAATACCCGCATTAGCAAAGTCTACAAAGCCGTTTCTAATACCGATGAACGCACCTGTTACTGCTATTTTCAATCGAGTAACAATATCATTAATTGTATCAGACCAGAAAATACCTACATTTTCTTCTCTTCTTAATCGATATAAGGTTTCTGCGTTAGCGTCTTCAATGCTTTGAAGAGTAGCTTCTGTGTCTGCAGGATCATAATTCAATCTTACATCCAAGTCTACGCCAAATCCAAATAAGTTAGCAATGCTATTTCGAGTCATATCTGCTTGATTAGCTGTCTTAACTAAAGCCTCTGTAGTACTATCTGCGCTTGCTGAAGTAGATCCAAACAGCGCAAAGACTAATCCTAATCCACCTATAAGCATAGCAATAGGTCCACCTAACGCTAACCACATAGCTCTTGCCGCTACAGTAACCATAGATATTACGCCTGTAAGACCTATAAAGCTAGCCGCAAGTACTCCGTTTACTACAGTAGCTCCAAGAGCCAATGCTCTACCTGCTACCATTGCCGCATTGTTAGCAATAAACGCAGTAACATTTGTAACTACCGCTGATGCTAAGGTAATAAACTCTTTCGTCAAAGTAGAAACTACAGCTATCATTCCTGCTACAGTAGTCTGTCCTGCGAAAGCAGTTTGGATAGCTAAGCCTGCGGATACTGCTACTGTTTTAAGTTTGTTAAATACAGCACTGCCTATAGCTCCTATGCTTAAAAACTCTTCAGCAAGTCTAGCAGAACCTATTGTTTTAAGTAGGAAGTTACCTGCATTAATGACTGCTGTTTTAAAAGCGCCGCCAAATAAAGAACCGCCCCAGTTAAATACTAGGAATGCCGCTGTAAGTGAACCAACAATAGTTGAAGCGAAAGGTATAGAACCAATAATATCCCCTATAAAGCCAAGTTCACCTAGTAATGCAGAACCTATTTGACTTATGTTTGAAAGAGCACCTGCTATACCGCCTATGATGATACTAGGCAGATTTGCAATAACTGCACCAAAAGCTCTACCAATAGAGTTTGATATAGTACGAGCAACTTCTTCAATAGCAGTTAAAAGAGTAGCAGACTCTAGCCCTGCCGCAAGAGCAGAACCTAATGCTAATGGTAATGATAAGAACTTCAAAGCGCCAATACGACTAGTTAAAGTTAATGCTGCTGCTGATGCCGCAAAGTCATATGCTTTAGGATACTCAGACCGTATGTAGTCAGAACCTTTAGAAAGCTCACTGGTTAAACTAGTCGCAATACCAAGCCCTCCTGAAGACGCACCAGATAGACCGAGTGACAATCCTGTGAATGCTACTACTAGACCGTCTTGTACTTTACTCTTAAGGGAGTCAGCATCGTCTAATACTGTATTAAGTGCTTTCCTAAAGGATCTAGATACTTTAGAAGTGAAGTCATCTACTTTAAATAGTGCCTTAACCAAGTTGTCAGTATAGTTAACTACACCATCAACAAGATCGGGCCACCAAGAGTTACCTACTACTTTATCCATCACCCAGAAAAAAGCGTCATTTACGCCTTGAGTGAACGCTTCTACTTTCCCCAATGCCTTATCACTTAAGTCATCAGCAAGTTCAGTAACAACGTTTATTAGTTCTTTAAAGCTGTCAACAGCCTTGTAGACCCCTAGATCGTTAAGGAGCAATTGAAAGCCCGACATTTGTTCTTCTGCAGTTAGAAAGAGGTTTCCGAAGATACCGTCTTTAGGTGCAGGTGCAAAGAGAAACTTGTTTATAGCCTCACCAAGCTCTCTAGCGGAGGGAGCGCCCCGTGTTAACGATGCTCCTAGGTTTAATAGTTTCTTGGCAAAGCTATCTGCGGCACCAGTCCCGGCAATAAACTCACGGGTCATCAGTGCGGCACCTTGGCCTACCTGAGAAAAACCTTCTCCTACAGTAGCGTTAACCGCTTCAAATTCTTGCTCAATAATATCTCTTTGAGAGGTAAAAGCTCTAACCACTACTTCAGAAGTAATCTTTCCTTGCTCTGCTAGTCTACGTAGACCTCCAACTCCCACATTAAGTTCAGCCGCAATAGCCGCTGCAACTCGTGGTGTTTGCTCCATAACAGAGTTTAATTCTTGGCCTCGCAACGCACCAGCGGCAAGACCCTGACCTAGCTGTACAATAGCCGCATTAGCGGATTCACGTCCAGCACCAGAGATGACGATTGCCTTCTGGATGGTCTCAGTTACCTTAATTACGTCTTGGTTACTTACACCTAGGCTCTTAGTAGATCTGCCGATTCGGTTATACAGGTCAGCAATACCTTCCAGTGAACCACGAGATCGAATAGATACTTCTTGTAATTCTTTAAATGTTTTGTTTAGTTCTTTAGTTCTACCTGTTACGAGAGCGATTCTGTTCTCAACCAGAGTAAATTGGTCAGTAATTTTTACTAAGCCTTTAGCGGCTACTAAACCAGCTATACCAGCCGTTAAGATAGTTACAGATTTTTGTAACTTGTTTGCCATATTAGTTGTTGTAGTAGAGATATTGTCTACCGATTTATTTAACCTAGCGAGGTCTGAACGGGCTTGTCTGGTATTACTTTGTACTTCAATTTGTAATGCCATTTAAAAGTCCTCAAAAAATAGCCCCTATCAAAATTGACGGGGGCTGAGTTATGTTAAATAATTTTGACAAAAGATCCTTTCGTCTTAAAATATTTGGACACAGTAGATTCAATAAAGCGTGGAGGCGCTTGTAAAGAAGATCCTGCGTTAAGATCCTGAATATAGGGTGTACCATTAGTTAAGTACAACGATTCAATAGTCGTATTAGGTATAGGACCAAGAGGGGCAACAGGTTGCCTCCCAGTGCCGCTATCAAACACCTGTCCACTACTCTTAGTGAGTAGCCAACTGGATCTTGCGCGTCCTTGATCTACCGGAGTCTTAAACTGCAATTCAGCTAAAGATTGGAAAGCGGCAATGCGTTGAGCACCATTGACCAGCTTAGTTGTTTCTTGGTCTAAGTTTCTAAAGGTTTCTGTAACCCCTTTCAACTTGACACTTACGCGTACTGCCATCTTTCTCCCCTTTTTATTTTTTGTTAGCTGATTCGAGCATAGCGCCGAATACAGATTTGCTTAAAGTTGAGCGCATAACATCTTCGTCTTCTCTCTGATCTTGCCATTCTTGTATGGCGGCGAGAGTTGGGAAGATTTCATGGCCTTTCTTTTTAACTCCTTGAGCATTCATTATTAGAGATGTTCGTTGATCTTCTCTCCAACCAATAGGTCTTGCTCTAAGGTATTCTGTCCATTTTCTTAATTCCGAAGCAGGCATCTCTTGCTCTATCTGGTAGACAGGCATTTTCAGATGGAATGCGAGGTCGTAAAGCCAAAGCTCTGTCTCGCTTATGCGTTTCCCTCGTCACTGCCCATGCCCATAATGGCTTCAGAAAGCTTAGTCAGCTCAGTTACTGGAAAAGAGTCTATCTCTTCGTCAGTCAAATCCTCTGCATCAACAACAGCGATGCGAATTACTGATCTCAATAATGCAAGCTGATCTTGCTCTTCAGCTGGAAGGCCTTGCATAGCTTTAGTTTCAGTTTCAATTAGCTTTGCCTGTCCAACTGTGAGTACTTTAATTTCTACCTCTCCATCCATGAATGGAACGGTTTTAGTTTGAGTTTTACCTAAGTGTTGTTTCATGTATATTAATCCTTATTATCAAATAAATGTTTGTTGTTATTTTGAAAATCATCAAGTAGTTTATGCATCTTATTAAGTACATCGAGGGTCTCAAATATCTCAGTGCGTTTTTCAACGTGTAGTTCATTTGATTCGTCAGAAAAATCTTTGAAACGATCAAACGTTTTACGAGAAGAGAAATCAATGTCTTTCTTCATATTACGTAAAGTGGTTTGTAAAACAAAACCCTTATCAAAAGGTGGTTTCTTGCTATCCATTATAGTCTCCGAATTATATTATTAAAAAGAGCAGGTGGCTCCGAAGAACCACCGTTTCTAATTTACTATTTCTAATTAAGCAGGAAGCGCGTAAGTAGAAGTGCTAGAGTCAGCAACCAAAGCGAAAGGACCGTTAAAGTCGCCTTCGATAGTTACAGCAATAGTAGCCTGCAGGCTGTCAGACAAAGAAGGAGAGATCTCGAAAGATGCTACAGTGCCGAAGAAGTAGAAATCAGCAAATTTGTCAGCGTTGTCAGCTAGCAAAACGCCATTAGCGTCAGTAGTGATGTCAGCATCAGCGATGCGAACGCGGAAGCAAAGACGAGTGGCGCTTTTGCGCAGTACGTCAAGCCCAGCGTGATCAGCAGGAACGTAGTTCAGAGTGAACTCCAAAGTAGGAGCGTCAGACTGACCTGCAACCTGTGAAGAAGCAGCTTGGCCGTAAACAGGAACGTTTACGATGTTAGCAGGAGTACCCAGTGATGGGAACTCACGAATGTTACCAACGTGCTTAACTGCAGACTCTTTAGTCTCGTCAGTAGCAGTCTCAGTACCAAGGATGGTAGAAGAGTTGCTTACGAAGAGAGCGTGCAAGTCAGCGGCAGTGCTGTTAGCGTTGTTTGCGGTGTTAGCCACGTAGTCCAAAGTAGTGAACTTTGACGCACCGATAGAAGTGATATGTGCCATTGTTAGTTAACCTCAATAGTTAATTTAGTTAAAGTAGTTAAAGTCTACAGTATAATCGCCTCGGTACAACTCAGGGTTATCTCGATCGATTCCCAAGACAGATAGCGAACTCTCTTGAGTCTGAGTACCTGTACCTAGGTGTTTATTCTGTAGAAGTGTATCTAGTACATCTGCAATTTCCATTAGACGTTTGGAGCCTTGGTTTGCTTGAATGTAGACTTGAATTATGATTTGACCTGTAATTCCGAATCTGCTATAATCGCTATTACCACTCAAAGGTAGTATCTCTATTTTAACAAATTCTTCTTTACTTGCCGGAACCATATAGTTAGCAGGGAATGCACTAATGCCTGTATTGTTCCACAGTACAGTAGCGAATTGGCTTTCTACATCAGTTAAGATGTCAGTAAATTTAGCCATGTTATCCCTCCGTCACTAGTAGTGTTATTAAGCCCGGTTGATGGGTAAAGTTAATTATGGTATGATTTACATTGTCAATGACAACGGTATCATATAAAGCAGGGTTAGTGAGTTCCTTCTCTTTTACATAGACCTCTTTCCGAGGCGCTAGTATCTCCTCTGCGTCTGGCTTCTGCTCTACAGACATAACTATAGCATCTATAGTCGTTTCTGTAGTAGTGGCTGATGCCTGTCCAGTTGCAAAGTCGTAAGACCCCCCAGTCTTAGCTTGTAGCGTGATTTCTTCCGCTATGTCGCCGACTGCTGTAAATGCTTTATCTACTGCTTGTTCTATTTTTTTACGTAGAGACATAATTAATACCCCTCCCAGTTCCTTCCTGAACCTTGAATCATTGGTTTGATCAGCTGGCTTACTGCCGCTGGATTCTTAGAGGTCTCTTTGATGTCTTTCAACTCAATAGGACCTACCTTGATCTCTTTGATCTCACCAGTTGAATCCAACAACCCATCATTGTTTGCCAAGTGGTATGCTAACTCGTAGCAAGCCGCTCTCAATTGACGGATGTCGCGTTTCAGGCTGGTATCTGTTTCATCAGTAGTCACAAATGTGTACGTTGATGTAAAGGATGCCGTTACACCACGAGAGGAGTCTCTATAAGACCCCTGCCGAGGAAAGGCCAAAGTTTGGTCTGCATCAACTGCAGAACCGTGCCATCTCTTTTGATCTAACATCCGAGTAGCAGTAACTAAGGCCTGTTCTTTCATTTCGTCGCCCATTACAATCCAAGCCGCCGCGTCCATTCTATCTTCGAAGTAACTGTCTGCTTCACTAGTTGTAACATATGAATTAACACCTTTTATAAGTGCCATGCAATTACTCCTTTAAGTTAGATTAAGCGTGGAAGATTGGCAGGATGCCGAGGTTAAGAAGGTCAGACTTGCGCTCCCAAGCAGGAGTTGTCGCAGAGCCAGCGTATGTAGCGTTAGTAGCAAAAGCAGTCTGAGTACCAGTAAAGCTGTAACCACGAGCGTGCATAACATAGCCCCAACGGTACCAAGCGGTAGTTCGGCCAGAACCAGAACCTACACCTTCGTTACGATCGATAGCAACAGGGTTAGGAACAGCAGTGCTGTGCATGAACAGAGAGCCGGGGAGCATCATGTAAGATACTTTAGCGGTAGTAATAGCAGTAGTACCAGACAGTGCAGCGTGAGTTACAGAACCCAGAGACTGGCCAAAGTTACGTGAAACAATTACACGAATAACGCCGCCAAGCAGAGTTTCGAAGCTGATGTTTCCGTCAGTTACTCGCTCGTCGTCAACCAAGTTGGCAACTTTAATGTCGAGGTATACTTCAGGGGAAACAACCATGTATACGAAATCAGGAGTGTAGTCGCTCCATGCACCCATAGCGCGGATGATGTGCTCAACACGCTGACCGGGAGCAGAAGCA